TCCCCCTCGAACAAAGAACTCACCGGCATCACCGGCACTACCCGCGCCGTCGAATATCTGGATGGCGACGAAACCTGCCGGGCCAATCTGCTCAACAACGCGAACATCACCACGATCATCCGCGATGACGGCTATCGCCTGTGGGGTAACCGCACCCTGTCGAGCGATCCGAAATGGGCGTTCGTCACCCGCGTGCGCACGCTGTTCATCCTCATGGACGCGGTGCAGGCCGGCCACAAATGGGCGGTCGACCGCTCGATCACCAAGACCTACGTCAAAGACGTCACCGACGGCTTGGAGGCGTTCATGCGCGACCTGAAGAATCAGGGCGCGGTGATCAACTTCGAGGTGTTCGCCGATGAGGAATTGAACACAGCCAGCCAGATCGAGCAGGGCAAGGTCTACTGGCGGATCCGCTTCACCGACGTGCCGCCGGCCGAGAACCCGAATTTCCTCTTCGAAGTCACCAATCAATGGATGACCGAAGTGCTTGAAGCTGCCTAAGGAGGCCATCTGATGAAGCCTGAAGTTTTGTCCAATTGCGCGGCGTTTATTGACGGCGTGAGTTTTGCCGGCGAGGTGCCAAGTCTGACCCTGCCCAAGGTCGTGCTGAAAACCGAAACCTATCGAGGCGGCGGTATGGCCGGCGAGATCGAGATTCCGGTCGGTGTCGAAAAGCTCGAATCCGGCTTCACCACCAACGGAGTGCGCCGTGAAGCGTTGAAGTGGTTCGGGCTGTCCGACCGCACGGCTTGCAACGCGGTTTTTCGCGGCTCATTCAAGGGCCTCCAGGGCAAGGTCACCTCGGTCATCGTCACCATGCGCGGCGGATTGAAAGAGGTCGACATGGGGGACTGGAAGGCCGGTGAAAAAGCCGAGACCAAGCACAACATGGCGCTGACCTACTACAAGCTCGAAGTCGGCGGCCGGCTAATTTACGAGATCGACATGGTCGGCATGGTGCTGGTGATCGACGGTGTCGACCAGCTCGCAGACGAACGTTCGGCCCTGGGCCTTTAAGGAAAACAAACAATGAAAAAAGACATTCAATCGACCACTGAAACGCCGCTCCCTAAATGGCTGCAACTGTCCGACGACGGCTTTCGGATTAGCCTGAAGTACCCAACCGAATTGTCCGGTGTGACCGTCGACACGCTGATGATGCGCGCGCCCTGCGTGCGAGATGTTCGGGCGGCACAAGCGTCGTCCAACGGTGACGCGGAGCAACGTGAACTGTCGCTGTTCGCTTCGCTGACCCAGACCCCCGAAGCGGATCTGATGGGACTGAAGATGGTCGACTACCTACGCCTGCAGGCCGGCTACTTTCGTCTGGTCACGGACGACTAAGTGCGATGGTTCCACGTTGAAGATCCTGGCCAAACGCATGGCCAAGGAGACTGGGTTCTCGGCTGCTGAGATCATGGCCATGCCCTTCAACGAACTGGTGTGGTGGCTCTCTGATTGAGCCACCACTCAACCTTTCCTGCGCATAAGGCATGCAAATGGCGAAGAATCTCGCGCTCGGCTTTGTCATTGGCGGCGCCGTCGATCCGACGGTAGGCAAAGCGTTCAAGGACGTCGAAAGCAAGATCCAACATTTAGACAGCGTGGGCAACAAGGCCCGCGTGTTGCAGAACACCATCGGCGAGACCATGCGTCTGCGCGATGAGTGGCGCAAGGCGCATATGGCCGGTGCCGCCGGTGCGGACAAGCTGCTGGGCAAATACGAAAAGAACCTCGAACTGCTCAAGAAACAGGGCGTCGAGGTCGGCCGGCTGAGCAAGGCCTACGCCACGATGGGGCGAGTGGCGGCCGGGGCCGAACTCAAGGCACTCGGACATCGGCAGATCGAAGAGGGACGGTCGGGTCTGAAAAGCACCCTCGGTCAGGCGGGTGCGCTGACTGCGGCAGCGGCTATCCCAACCAAGGTCAGTGCCGACTACGGCGCGATCATTCGCGACATCGCGATCAAGGCCAACATTGCCAATTCGCCGGAAGAAGCCCAGTTGTCCAAGACCGTGATCGACACCTCTCGCGATACGGGCATGGCACGCAACCAAGTGGCCGAGGTGGTGAATGCTCTGGTCGGTGCCGGCATGGAGCTGGACAAGGCCCTGGCCTATGCACCGACAGCGGCCAAGTTTGCGGTTGGGCAGGGATCGGATGGCAGTGAAACGGCCAAGATGATCAACGCCCTGGGGCAGAACGCCAGGATCACTGACCCCAAGGTCATGCAGCAGGCACTGGAGGCCATCGCCTATCAGGGCCAGGCGGGCAGCTTTGAGGCGGTCGACATGGCCAAGTGGTTCCCTGAACTGCTGGCCGGTATGGGTAAGCTCGGCATCACCGGCATGGACTCGGTGACGCAGCTGGGTGCCATGCTGCAGGTGCAGATGAAAACGGCCGGCGGTTCGGACGAAGCGGCCAACAACCTGAAAAACTGGATGGAGAAGATCGGCTCGGGTGAGACGGTCAAGGCCTACGAGAAGGCGGGTATCGACTACAAGAAGTCGCTGCAAACCGGCCTGCAAAATGGCAAGTCCACATTGGAATCCAGCTTTGCCCTGGCCCAAAAATACATCGAGGCGACCGATCCGAAACGGGCGGCCGAGATGGCCAAGGTTACGGCTGCGATCAGTAAAGAGGCCGATCCCGAGAAAGCCAAGGCCATGTTGAAGTCGCTGGAGGAGGCCCTGCGTACCGGTGACCTGTTCGCCGACATGCAGGTCAAGGCTGCTTTGACCGCGTACATGCAGAACAAGGATCTGTACGAACAACTGAAAAAGGATTCGGCCAACGCCACGGGGATTCTCGACAAGAACCTCGCCGAACGCCGGCAGACCTCGGCGCAGAAATGGGCGGAAATGGCTCAGTCCATGGACGATGCCATGCGCAGCATTGGCGATGCGATCCGGCCGGTCACCGATGGTGTGGCCGATGGCATCAACAACGTCAGCCGCAAGCTCTCGGGTTTTGCCGATGAGTTTCCTCGGGTCACGCTGGGTATCGGCACGGCGGTGGCTGGACTAATCGCGCTTAGGGGAGTGGTCAATGCCTACAAAGTGGGCAAGGGTCTGATGAACCTCGGGCGCGGCACCCTGATGGGTAACCCGAATATCCCGCAGAAGGTGATCGTCACCAACCTACCGGGTTTTGGTGGTGGGCTGGATGCCGGTGACTTCGATGTCGACGGTGATGGCAAGAAGAGGAAGGGCAAAAAACGGCACCGAGGTGGCTTGGAGACCGATTACAAGGGGCCGGGCGTCGGTGACGTGGTCAAGGGTACGGCGGTAGTGGCTGTGGTGGATGCGGGCTTCAAGGCCTATGACACCTACCAGAACGCCGAAACGCAGGACGAGAAGGCCGAGGGATACGGCGCTGCTGCAGGTGGTTTGGCAGGTACGTTGGCCGGTGCTGCTGCGGGGGCGGCCATCGGTTCGGCGGTCCCGGTCATCGGCACGATTGTTGGCGGCTTGATTGGTGCCTACTTGGGGAACCAGGGCGGGGACGCTCTGGGTGGGTTCCTGGGTAAGAAGTATTTCGGTACATCTGACGAGCTGAAGCGTGTCCCGGACGCCGGGCCATTGATGATGGCCAACGCCGGAAAAAACCTGCCGCCGGTGATGGGCGATATTGCAAAATCATTCGAGCCGAAGCCAGTTTCTGGCCCATTGGCACCTGCAGCCATGGGCGATGTGGCCCGTTCTCTTGCAGTGCCCGCCACCATGCCGGTTCCGCCGGCATTGCTGGCCGCACCGGTTCCGGCTTCCAAGTCCCAAGCGCCCAAGGTCGAGCAACAGGTCCAGATCTCGGCACCGCTGCACATCACCGTACAGGGCGACGCCAAGGACCCGGCACAAATGGCGCGAGAGCTGCAGCCCTTCATCGCGCAGCAGATGCAGCAGGCCACGCAGCAGCTGCAAAACCGTCAACTGTATGACCAACCGGATGTGTAAGGAGGGCTGATGGCCTACATGGAGCAGCTGCAGTCAGGGCTCAAGCAACTGGCGGCAGCAGGGCAGACCGGGCGGCGCAGCCTCGACGGCATGATGGGGCCAGTCAATGGTGCGATCAGCGAGATCAGCGGCGCGGCCTCAGAGCTTGAGGGTATTCCGATTGTCGGTCCGACGGTCGGGGAAAAACTGCAGCGCGTAATGCGCGGGGTGAATGCCGCGCAAGCTAAGGTCGGGCAGGTGTGGCCACCTACAACAAGGCGACCCGTGCGATGTCGCAGATCGATGAGCGCATGGGCGAGCTGAAGGAACAGGCGGCACGGGCATCCACCGCGATCAACAAGATCGCCGGCAAGGTCAGCCCGTCGCTGGGAAACATCGTGCCGACCGGATCACTGGCCGGCGACGCCACGCCGGTGCCCGAGGCAGTGAAACCATTTCCGCATCTGCTGATCGTGCAGCCGCAAGATCCCAAGGCGGTGCCGTACTACTTCAACCTGGATACCGCCGCTTTCGACGAATTGCGGCGCTCCACGGAGTACCGCTGGGCCTCACAGGAACGCCTCACCCGCCGGCCGGCGCAGCAGGCGGTAGGGATCGGTGAAGAAAAGATCACGCTCAAGGGCGCGATCTTCCCGGGCTTCAAGGGCGGCATCAAGCAACTGGACACCCTGCGCAGCCTCGGCGCCCAGCTCCAGCCACTGACACTGACCACCGGCTATGGCGACGTGCTGGGCACCTGGTGCCTGAAGAACGTCGAAGAATAACAGAGCGCGCTGCTGCGGGGCGGGATCCCGCGCAAGCAGGCATTTACCTTGGAGTTTGTGCGTTATGGCGATGATTTGCAGAACGTCTGACGGGGATCTGCTCGACACCCTGTGCTACCACGCTTATGGGCATCTGAACGGAACGGTCGAGGCGGTGCTGGATGCTAATCAGGGCTTGGCCGATGAGCCGCAACCTTATCGGGCCGGTATTGTGATCGAGTTACCAGATCTGCCACTGCCGTCGGAGGACGGCATATCGCTATGGAGTTGATGAACTATAGTCACCCGTAGTTCACGTTGCTCCTTTAGCTTCACCCCCTCCAAAGCCTGCCCCGAGCGGGCTTTTTTTTGGAAAAAATAATGACCCCGACCTTTCGCATCGTCGCCGACGGTGCCGATATCACCCAACGGATCAACGACCGCCTCCTGCAGCTGAAGACCACCGACAAACCCGGTATGGAGTCCGACGAGTTCGAATTGCGCATCGACGACCGCGATGGCGCGATAGTACTGCCGCCGCGCGGAGCCAGCATCGAGATCTACCTGGGCTACGCAGAAATCAAACTGACCCGCATCGGCCGTTACGTCGTCGATGAGATCGAGCTGTCCGGCCCGCCGGATACGTTGGTGATCACTGGAAAGGCCAGCGACATGCGTGGCAGTGGCAAGACCACTCGCAGCGGCAGCTGGGAAAACGTGCCGTTGTCGCGGATCGTCGCCGACGTCGCCGCTCGCAACGACTGGCAGGCGTCTGCCCGGTGCAGACCAAGGTGCCGCGCGCCGATCAGCTCAACGAGTCGGACTTTAATTTCATCACGCGCCTGGCCAAGCAATACGACTGCACGGCCAAGGTGGCCGACGGCAAGCTGCTGGTGATGCCACGTCAGGGCGGGGAGAGCGCGTCGGGTAAAGCGCTGGGCACGGTGACAATCCGCCGTCCGGACGTGAGTCGCTTCCAGTTCAGACTCGGTGACCGCAACACCCACAAAGCGGTGTCGGCCAAGCATCAGGACAAGAAGACCGGCAAGCTCGCCATGGTCACTCTCAACAATGACGAATCGCCGGACGGCCTGCCGCCGGTGCACACCGACCGTCACATCTACCCGAACAAGTCTGCCGCCGAAGCCGCTGCCCAAGCCCGCCTCACCGCATTCAACCGGTCCACGGCCGGCGTCCGGCTGGAGATGGCGGGTCGCACTGATCTGTTTGCCGAACGAACGATCAATGCCCAGGGCTTTAAGGTCGGCCTCGACGGCGAGTACCTGGTCGACTCGGTGGAGCAGGTGTTCACCCAGGCTGGCTGGAGCACGACGGTCGAGTGCAACGGCGGCAAGAAGGGCAAAGCGAAAGCCAAAGGCAAGAAGAAAAAACCGGCTAAGGATCTGAAGGTTGTTCAGATCAAGCAGTAGCAATGCATTCCCATCACTCAGGAGAACCCCATGTCACTGACAGAACAACAGCTGCAACGCATCCTGCCCAACGCCCGCCGCCAAGCGGGCGTTTTTGTTTCT